GTTCCAGTCACGGACGTTGAAGACTTCGATGCAGGTCTTTCATTCGGTGAACTTGCCATTAACTATACAGACGGCAAGTTATATTACAAAACCGCACTTAACACAATCGGGCAAATCGGTGGTGGTGGCGGCACACCAATATTACGTGTATTCCAAAGAGGCGATGTCAATCAAGAAGACGCTGTTGAAGTATCAATACAGTCTGGCATTCTGTCAGTTGTTTGTAGAACAGAGACAAACCCTAGTGGCGCAATTGGAGTACCAGTATAATGGCAAATCGTTTTCCCATAGTAATCACCACAGGCTCAGCTAATGCTTTATCAGAATTAGCTTCTGGTGACAACCTGAACCTAACAGGTAACAACATTATCGTCAACACAGACAAGCTGTTGACTTTACCGACTACCACCGACACATTGGTTGGTAGAGATACCGCAGATACTCTTACGAACAAGACGCTATCACAGGCAGTATTATTCTCCCCACGAATCCAAGACAGCTCTGAAGACCACAGATACATCTTCGGCGTATCCGAACTAACTGGTGACAGAACTGTAACCTTGCCATTGTTGGCAGGTAACGATACATTCGTCTTCGAAGCGTTCACACAAACCCTAACAAATAAGACTCTAACCAACCCTACACTCAACGTTGGTGGTGGTACTATCGTTCTTCCACAAGGTTCTTCTGCTTCTCAGACAGCTGAAGGTTCAATCTTCTGGGATACAGACGATAACCTATTGTCTATCGGTGATGGTAGTGCACGTAAAGTATTTGTCGACACAACGTCTACCCAGACTCTATCTGGTAAGACAATCAATAACCTAACGCTAACTGGCACACTAACTGCAGACGGTAGCGCTGGCACTACTGGTTATTTGCTTGAGTCGACTGGCACTGGTGTTCGTTGGGTTCCTTCTTCAGCTAACTTGTTGATCACTAGCGTTACTACTAACGCTACCATGTATCCAGTTATCTCGTCTTCTTCCACTGGAAGTTTGACGGACGCTAAGATCCAATCAACCAAACTAACATTCAACCCAAGCACTGGTGCACTGTTTGCAACTATCCTTAGAGTTGGTTCCAGTAGTGGATTACAAAATTCTTCAGGCACTGCTTTGGAATTTGCGCCTAAATATAATGCAGATGTGTTCACAGGCGATGGAACTACTACCAATTACGCATTGGGCAAAGTGGTTGGTGAACAAGAAATCTTTGTGACCGTAGGTGGTGTACCTCAGACTCCAGGTTCTGGTTACTCATATTACATTAGCGGTGGTAGCACTTTGGTATTTACCGAAGCACCAAACCCTCTCGACAGAATCGTCGTAAGATACAACATCTACAAAGTTAGATAAATAGAAAATTAAATTGGAGAAAAAATGTCTCTTGATGTATTAAAAGCAAATAGAATCGACGGACAGGTATCAATCGAACCTGTAGAAACCTTATACGATCCAGTATCGAAGATGCGTGTGTCAACACCATCTAACTTGATTGATACTGACTTCGAATACGGTCTTCAGTCTTCCAAGTGGGAAACCTTGGAACTGATCAACAACATCCCGACATTCTTTTCACGTGATGGTTCTCTTAGCCTAAACCTTGTTTCGATGACTGGTATTGCCAATAGCAACACTATCACAGTCACTTGTTCAGAAGATCACGGTCTTGTTGTTGGTAACTCTATCCTTATTAAGGGTGCAGGGTTGCAATTTGCTGACGGTACATACGTTGTATTGACCACTCCAACCTCTAGCACATTCACCTACCGTGCAAGACGTGCTTCTCCAATCACAGGTTCTTTACTTGATGCTGCCACTGAAATTTACTTGGCTTCTCTGTATCAAGGTACAGAATTTAAGTTGGAATCTCTTGGTGCTATTGGAACCGATGGCGGTTCTCCTTCCACAATCTCAGTAACAACAAACTCTCCACACGGGTTTAAAGTTGGTACTACGTTCATTCTATTGAACAGCTTGACATCACAACAAGTTGCATTCGACGCAACTCTTGTAACCTCCCTAATCTATACAGAATCTCAAGCCATCTTGCGCCTTGATGACGCAGTTGTTGTCAATGATGATGGTTACACAGATCAAGCATTCGTCACTTACGGCACTGCAGGTGTAACAGATCCAGGTGTTGCTGGTATGACTTTGGTTCTTGATGGTGATGCAACCACAGACAACGAAGGTGTTGACGATGCCGTCGTACGTGTTCTGTTCCCAGAAGCTATGGCGTTTAAGATATTTGATACAACATATGATCGCCTTTGGGTATCAACTAACGGCGTGGTAGTTTTCACCAACGATACTCAGTTGGATGGCACTGGTCCATATGTTCCTGTCGGCTACACCATAGCAGAAGTTGTAGCCCCAAGAATTGAGTTTCTGAAGAAAGACTATCAGTTGAAGAAGTTGTATTCTTCAGCTACAGGAACTTCTCTGCGTTTGCGTTTCGAAGGTCGTGAATATGACGATGGTGGTACAGCTACTACTATTATCTGGGAGTTGACATTCGACTGCGAAAACGATACATTTACTGCACGTTTGATCAAAGCAGATCTAATCGTTTCTTCTCTTTCTGCATTAGAGTTTAAGGTAGTTGGTGAAAATAACGAAGCATACAACGCAACTCTAAATGGTGATGCGTTCTTCGATCCAGCACAGAACTGGAAACGTGAACTAACCATCAGAACTACTTCTTCCAACGAAGAAGTTTCAAGTGTTAACGGATACTCTGTAAACTCTTTAGATCTAGACAACACATCTAAGTTCAACCCATACGTTTGGACTTCAGACAAGGTTAACTTTAACCCAACCTCTGGCACAAGTCGCCCTACTCTATTCTTCAGTCTAGGTAAAAATGCAAGCGACTGGTGGACTGAGCAAGGTATCAACGACACTAACTACATTAAGTCTACACGTTTCAACGTATTGACTTTCGATCAAGACCACTATCTACAAGACAACCGTCCATACCTATACAATCCAGGTGTGTTGAATGGTGGCTTGTCTATCGCTGGTTCACAAGTTACTGCACCTACAGTTTACTACGTAAGAACCAAGCCTGGATTCTACAACGGTACTACCACTGCAGGTAGTGCAGTAACACTAACAGCTGCAGCTTATGCAACTGCATGTTCTGTATCTGGCAACACCCTAACTATTGGTGGCACCATTACTAGCACATTTGATGTTGGTACTTATATCGGTGATGGTGCATACGGTGACGTCCCAGACGGAACATACATTGTTGCAAGAGGTACTGGTACTGGTGGTGCTGGTACTTATATCATTAACCGCCCATTGAACATTCCAACATTCCCTTGTACTGGTAGAAGAAGCGTGATGACAGTCACTTCTACTACTGGTATGTATCCAGGTGCTGCGATTCGTTTAACCTCAGTTAACAACGTAACACCTTATAGCACCGCACATATACAAGGTCCATCCGTAACAGCTGGTTCCTTCATAATTGGTTATCAATATACAATTTCTTCCGTTGGTACAACCAACTTCACATTGATTGGTTCACCTAATAACGTTATTGGTACCACATTTACAGCAACTGGTGCTGGAACTGGAACAGGTACTGCCAACGGTTCGCTAGGTGGATTGAATGGTCTGCAGACATACTACGTTAAGGATGTGTTATCTGCAACACAGATAACAATCTCTACATCAAAACCATCAGACATTAACGACGATGAAGTTAATGTGGCTATGAACTTCACTCAGTCTGCTAACGGTGCGTTTACAGTTCAAGTTGGCACTATTATTGAAGACTCTGCCAAACAAGCAGTTCTTGTGACTCAAGCTAACCGTCGTACTGCACTGACTGTAAACTTCGGTGTTCAAGCAGCTACTGCAAGATTCCCATTGGCAACTGATAGATTCGGTCCACACTCGTTCATGGCAGCGTCTCGTATCCACAACTACCAGACTGCAGTTGGAACTATGTTCTTGCAATGCCCAGACTCTAAGGGCAACGCTATTCTTGACAACCAACCGTTTGTAACTTGGACAACAGCACCTACTGGTTTAACTGCTTCCACAAACAACTGGAACGTTGCAAACAGCGTAATTTACTACGCAAGAAACGCAAACTCAGATACCCATACATCTAACGGTCTAAATAGCTCACCTGGAAATGCAGACTTCTCCACTTATGGTGCAGATATTGCTACTGTTGCTGCAGCTGCTCAAGACGCAACTACTGTTACTGTTACGTTCGATGAGGGTAACTATACCACATTGTTGAGCACTGCGGTAACTACAAACATCTTGACTGTACTTTCTACAACTGGTATGAAAGCTGGACAGTCTATTTCGTTTGAAGGTACTGTTGGTAACGTACAAGCATACACTGAATACTTTATCGCTGCTGTTGCATCAGGCACTACTCTAACCATCAGCACTACACGTGGTGGTGCTGTTATGGCGCAAGTTAACGCATCTGGTGTTAAAATCCCTACTGTTGCATATGGTCCATTTGCCTCTGACCCAACCAACACTAGACAAACCTACTTGGGTGCATTGCAAGTAACAACTTATGCTTCCAATACAACAGCGGGTAGCGACATTGTAACCTTGACTAGATCATACGGTCTAGACGTTGGACAAGCTGTTTCGTTTAACGCAACCTTTGGTAGCATAGTTTCTGGCACAACATATTATGTTGCAGAAGTAGTTAGCGGAACTGAGATCAAAATTAGCGCTACGCAAGGTGGTGCAGTTAAAACACTAACAACTGCATCGTCAACCACAGCAGTGATGACTTCCACACCACTAAGAAACAACCAAACTGGTCACTGGATCACATTCAAGACAAACAATGCTGCGTTGAATGCCGCATTCAGTACATCTCCGTTTGGAGAGTTCCCAAGCACATCTGAACCAATGGTCGGTTTGGTCACCGCACATACTGGCACTACAACTCGTTCTCTAACCGTTAAGTTACTGAACCCATTGAACAACGCATTGCTATTGCAAACTAACAACGTTGGTTTCGACTTGCAAGGTTCTGTCTCTGCTCCAGTGTTGACGCTAAACGCTGCAACAACTTCTGGCGGTTCTAATATTGCATTGTCTGGTGTTGCAGTTGACGGTTACATTGTTCCAGTTAACTATACGCAACCATGGACTACAGGTAGAACATGGTACTCTAAGAATCACGGATTCCAAAACAACGACTTGGTCTTGTGGGAAGGTTCAGGTGGTACAGTAACTGTTCCTACTGGTCTAACCAACAGAGCATACTATATCGTCGACTCTGCAACAACAAACCGTTTCAAGCTACTAACTGACGCAGGTACTGCAGTTTCTGTAACTACTGCATTGGGTGCTCAGCTGAACGGTGCTCAACTAGATCGCAATGGTCAATACAGTGGTGTGACTACTAAGAACACTGAGTCTTGGTTGTGGCGTTGGGCAGCTGTTGCTGCTGGCGGTACTGCTGCGTCACTAGTATACCCATCTCCATCATATTCTACTGCTGCCAACATCGTTGTACCTAACATCACAGCTGGTCAGAATACGTTCACATTCACTTCTGCAGCACGTATTGCTGGTGGCGGTGGCTTGTCTAACCAGACACATCTTGGTGCAAGAATTAGATTCTACGATCAGTTCAACCAAGCTCTAAAGATGGGTACGCCATATGGTCGTAACGTCTCGGTGACACTAAACCAGAAAGTGTTCTGGAGAAATAACCTGTACAACGTAAGTGTTGCTGGCACAACAGCATCTGGTCCATACGCTGAACCTACCCACACTAGTGGTACAGAAGTCAGCGGCACTGCTGAACTAACATGGATCGGTGACGCTCGCTTCAATGAGTATGACATTCGCGTTAGCTCGGTATCAGGTACTGCTCCTGCGTTGTCCGTTGTTGTTTATGTATTGACTCCAGGCGGTCTACCAGCACCATTTACTACCACATCTACAAACAAAGTTGTTATCGACACTGGCTTGTCTGTGCGTGATGAAGATCACGTTATCGTAGGTACAAACTGGATGAAGTATCAGTCTGCGTTCGGCAACCTTGATGATAACGCATACTACCCATTCTTAGGTGCACAACTACAAGATAGATTCGAGGTGTCTCGCTTCCCTTCTACTACATTGAAGAACGGTTCTATCTCTGCGTTGTCTGTGGCTGAAAACATTACTGCAACTTACACCTTCCCTGTAAACACAGTAAACATTGTATCTGCAGTTAGAAGTAATAACGTTGCAACTATCACAACAGCAACTCCGCACGGCTTCAAAGAAGGTACTAACGTTGCTGTTGCCAGTGTTTCTAACACCACATTCAACAATGCTACTGCTTACATCCTAAGCACAACATACAACACCTTTACCTACGCTAACGCTGGAACAGACGCTACTTCTACCAACGGTACAGCTGGTCAGTTGATTCCAAGCATTATCCCTAACGTGTTTGCTATCAGTGCAATGACAAGCAACTCCACTGCTGTAGTAACTACTGCTGCACACAGTCAGGTTGTTGGTACTATTGTTCCGTTCCACTTCCAAGGATTTGTTGGTGGATCGCCATGGGCAGACTTGTGGGATCAGAAAGTGTACTACGCTAAGATCACAGCTGCAACAACTTTCGAAGTATACAAAGACTCCGCAGGTACAGAGCCTCTAAACACAGCAGCGTTTGCAGCATACAATGCTGGTACAAACGTTGGTCGTATTTGGTTCTTGGGTGTTAAGTTAGATCCAGTTGGACACTCTCATAACTTCACAAAGAGAGCTGCAAACGTAAACGGCGACTCGATCTATAAAGCATCACATGGTATCAACGAAGGTACTGCGGTAACTTATGCTACAGGTGGTGGTTTAGAAGTTGGTGGTTACACTGGCGGTATGACCAAGTATGTATTCCAACCAACAAACGATCGTTTCCGTCTAGCGGACACAGCAACTGGTTGGAGCACCGCAGCAATTTCATTCACTCAAAACGTTGGTAACATGGTTGTGTCAACTGGTGTGTTTACTACACCAACACATGGCTTTACTACTGGTCGTCAAGTTCAATACTTGTCAAGCACCCCAACAGCAGGATTGACCAACGGTGCATTCTATTACGTTCGTGCAGACAGCGCAACAACATGTACACTATACTGGACTCAAGCTGGTGCGATTAACAACGTTGCAACTGATCGTGTTAAATTCGTTGGAACTCCAGTTGGTACTGGCTCACTAAGAGAAGCGTTGATTGTTGATGTGACTTCCGAGGGTACAGGCGCTAACCAGACAATGACAACTGGTGTTGTGACTGGTGCGATTGATGGCTTGTATACTCTTGCTGACGCTGCACCTTCTGGCGATACAAGAAAGTTCTTGTTGAACAACCCAACTGGTGCCGTTATCCCTAAACGTGTGTTGGGTATTAACCCAGCTGCCAACGTAGACTTTTACTGGAATGCCATCTATAGTCTTGGACACAAACTTGTAACAGGTACTCCTGTAGTTTACACAACAAGCGGAACAGCGATGGGTCCACTGGTTAGTGGCAACACTTACTACATCATTAAAGTTACTGAAGACTGGTTCAGACTAGCAGACAGCGTTGCAAACGCAGTTAACCCTGTAGTTGTGCCTGTTATCCTAAACAGCGGAAATTATCTTGGAAGTGGTACACACCAGTTCGAAGCAGCTTCTGTTGTTGGTTCTATCCAAGGTTCAGGTAACATCCAACTAGCTGCTGGTACAAGAAAGGTTATTGGTAACAACACTAACTTCTCTACAGCGTTTAAGGCTGGTGATAACTTCTACTGGAACTATCCAGCAGTGTACACTAACAAGGTAGTAACTCTATCTGGCGGTCCAACATTGTTCGCTTCAGCAGCCCACGGTATGTTGACAGGTATGTCTGTTCGTTGGAACTCAACAGTTACAGCACCTACAGGTCTGGTCAACGGTAACATCTACTACGTTCGTTGGAACTTGGTTGGTGACTTCTACCTATGCCCAACTTACAACGATGCAGTTGCAGGCACTAACTTGATCAACGCAACAGGTGGTTCTGGAACTCACTCTGTGCAATTGATCGAGCCTGGAAATACTGGAGTTAGCTTGATTTCTTCATTGAACTCACGTACAGTGCTGAACTTGGTTGATACTATCCCTATCAACGAACAGTACAAACTACCAGTGACCTCAGTTGTTACAGCTGCAAGCACTACTGCGACTATCAACTTCCCAATGCCTTGCCCATTCCCAGCTGGATCGGTTATTGTATTGACTGGAACTGGTAACGCTACTCTATTGGATAACATTCCATTGACAGTGTTGGCAAACACTGGTAGCAACTCTACTTCTATCACAGTAACCTTACAGACTACTGCAACAGTTGCTACTTACCCAGCAACTACAACAGCAGCTACTCTAGGTACTATCTTCTGCCACGGATTCCCTCTAACCAACACTTATGACGTAACGTCTAGTTTGTTGTTGCGTGCAGACTCTTCTGCGCTACACAGACCATATGATGGTGGTGTGGAATTGATTGCAACTGATGCGCCAGATGCACGTGTTATCCGTCAAACTCGTAAATACTTCCGTTACCAATCTGGTAAAGGTATTCAAGTATCGTTTGCGGTTAACTTCTCACCTAGCGTTATTATCAACTCGATAACTGGTAACAGTAACTTCTTTGCAACTGTAACTACTCGTGTTGCGCACAGAGCAACTGCTGGTTTGGGTATTACAATCAATGGCGATACTACTGGAGTCTACGGCGGTTCATACACTATCGCCAGCGTTATTGACGACTACACATTTACAATCCCTCTAGGTTCAGCGATTAGCGCTGTGTCAGGTGGACGTCCACAGTTCTATGTGAACAATTGGACTGATGCTGCAGTTCGTTGCGGTTTGTTTGATGGACAGAACGGTATGTTCTTCGAGTATGACGGTAGCGTGTTGTCTGTGGCTAGAAGAAACTCTACTACTCAACTTGGCGGTACTGCTACCGTGGTGTTCAACAGCAACACTGTCACTGGTATCAATACTCTGTACTTGTCCGAGTTGGAGCCTGGAGACGATGTTGTTATCAAGGGTATGACCTATAAGGTTATCGAAATTGCAAGCAACACAACCTTCTACGTCCAACCAGCGTATCGTGGCACTAACGCAGCGAACTGCGTAGTTAGCTTGACTCAAGAAACACGTGTACCACAAAGCCAGTGGAACCTTGACCCATGTGATGGAACTGGTCCAACAGGATACAACCTTGACATCCACAAGATCCAAATGGCTTACATGGATTACTCATGGTATGGTGCTGGTAAGGTTCGTTTTGGTTTCAAGGACACAGACGGTGTTGTTCGTTACGTACACCAACTTATCCACAACAACCAAGAAACCGAAGCGTATCTACGTTCTGGTAACCTACCAGCTCGTTATGAAGTAGACACAGGTGCCGCACCTTCGTTTATTCCTAAGCTAGCTCACTGGGGTACTTCGGTTATTATGGACGGTGGATTCGATGACGACAAGGCATACTTGTTCTCTGCTACCTCTAACCAGATTCGAACTGCTTCTGCTACCACAACATCAAGTACAATTAACGTAACTGGTGGTACTACAATTTCTGTATCGCAGACTAAAGCTGCTGGCACGTTTATTGTTGGTAGAACTTACCAGATCGTATTCCCAGGAACTACGAACTTTACGTTGATTGGTGCTGCTAACAACAACATCGGAACAAACTTCGTTGCCACAGGTGCTGGTACAGGTACTGGTACTGCTTACGCTCTTGACAAATGGTATGCGTACAACACTGGTGGTAAGTTGATTGGTGAAATCGGTTACGCAATCGAAGTGCCAACCCACTCTGACGCTTACTACAGTATTAACGCTAACTCTCAAGTTACTGGTACTGGTGTGACCCCAGGTACTTTGACAGCTAACCCAACAAACGCTGGTGTTGGTTCTCAACCTTATCTGCGTCAAGTTAGAGTTTCGCCTACAACTAACACCCTAAAGAACTTGTTGGTTATCAATGCGATTCCAAGTTCTCTACAAGGTACTGGTATTACATACTCTGTGGTGCAGCCAGTCGACTTGTCAAAGACAATCCCGTTGCTATCGCTACGCTTGTCTCCAACAGTTGATAACGGCATCCCAGGTGCTATGGGTCAACGTGAAATTATCAACCGCATGCAGTTGAACTTGAAAGCATTGGACGTATTGTCAACCCACGAAATTGAGTTGTCTCTAGTTCTTAACGCTGACTTGGATAACTTGGATTGGAAGCGTGTTACAACACCATCTTTGAGTCAGGTTGTTTACCATAACATGTCTGATACAATCGACCAAGGTTCTGTTATCTTCTCGTTCCGTGTGGCACCTGGACCATCACTAGCAGCTACTCCAGTTGCTGGACGTGCTCAGTCGCTAACCTCTATTGACTTGCGTGAAATTGCAACTCTGGGTAATTCGATTATGGGCGGTGACGGCGTGTTCCCAGACGGTCCAGACGTTTTGACCTTGCGTATGAAATACATCGGTTTGACAACTGACGTTGGTGCGAGTGGTCAGTTCGTAACATCTTGCCGTTTGTCTTGGACAGAATCACAGGCTTAAAGGAAATAAAATGGCTGTTCTATCTAGAGAAGGTCTGAAGGAATACTGCCTTAGAGAACTGGGTGCTCCAGTTCTCGAAATCAACGTGGACGAGGATCAACTCGAAGACCGCATTGATGAGGCAGTAGAGTACTTCCGTATCTATCACCACGAAGGTACTGAGAAGATTTACATGAAGCATCAGATCACGCAGACTGATATCGATAACAAGTATATCCCTGTGCCTGATCTAGTATATGGTATCACACGAGTAATGCCTATCGTTGCCGCAACGTCTTCTTCAAACAGTATCTTCGACTTGCAATACCAATTGCGTTTGAACGACTTGTATGATTTGACTAGCACTTCGATTATCTACTACGAGACAGTGATGAACCACTTGGCTCTGTTAGACTTAGTGTTGAACGGACATCCTCTGTATCGATTCAACAGACTACAGAATCGTTTACACCTAGACATTAACTGGACAGAAGACATTACTGTTGGTCAGTTTATTTTGGTAGAAGCGTATCGTGCTCTTGACCCAACTTCGTTTCCACGTATGTGGGGTGAGTCGTGGTTGAAACACTATACAACTGCGCTGTTCAAGAAGCAATGGGGTACTAACCTAAAGAAATTCCAAGGGCTACAACTTCCAGGTGGAGTTACCGTTGATGGCGATTCTATCTACAAAGAAGGTAAGCAAGAGCAAGATGAGCTAGAGCAAGACCTTCTAAATAAGTCAGCACCTCTCGAATTCTTCATGGGATAATATGGCACGCAATGTCTACTTCAGCCACGGAACAAAGAACGAACAGTATCTTCTCGAAGACCTGATCGTTGAGTCTCTGTCCATCTACGGACAGGACATGTACTACATTCCTCGAACACTATTTGCTAAGGATGAGATCCTTGGCGAGGATAGACTAAGCAAATTTAAGAGCGCATATCCTATCGAGATGTACTTCGATAACGTAACTGACTATGCTGGGCAAGGTAACTTCATTCAGAAGTTTGGTTTGTTCAATGAAACGTCAGCTACGTTTACTGTTGCTCGTCGTCGTTGGGAACAGCTTGTTGGTCGCTTCGGACAAACCATTATCCCTTCTCGCCCATGCGAAGGTGACTTGCTATACTTCCCACTAACAAAACACTTGTTCGAGATCAAGTTCACTGACCACTTAGATCCATTCTATCAGTTGGGTAAGTTGTACATCTACAAGTTGCAAGTAGAACTGTTCCAATATTCTTCAGAAGATATCTCTACAGGCATCGAAGACATTGACTTGTTTGAAGGTTTGAAGTCTTACGGCGAGTTTGGATTGCAGTTGGAAACGGGCGATGCAATGCTTGGCGAAAACGGATTCCCTCTTGGTGGTAATTACGGCACTGATGAGTCCACTTCTTATGGCGATAACCAGAAGTTTAAGAATGAATCGAAGGAGATTAACTTCTCTGCTAGCAATCCGTTTGGAGATTAATGATGATTGAAGGACAAACCTTTTACCACAGCGTTTTAAGAAAGACTATCGTAGCATTCGGTAGTCTGTTCAGCAACATCAAAGTTGAACGCATGACAAAGAACAATCAAGACGACAATGATCTGAGTACAACAGATACTGTCGTTCAAACCATTGATGTTCCTATCGCTTATGCACCAAAAGAAAAATGGCTAGTTCGTATTGACTCAGACCCAACCCTAGAGAACAACGTCTATGGCGTGTTCCCTAGAATGTCGTTTGAGATCACTGGTATGAACTACGACCCATCTCGTAAAGTCAGCAGAATGAATAAGATCGTCTGCGTGGCTACAGATTCATCAAGAGAACAGATGATGTCACCTGTTCCTTACAATATAGACATTAGTCTTTACATCATATCTAAGACTCAAGAAGACTGTTTGCAAATCGTTGAACAGATTCTTCCATACTTCACTCCAGATTTTACAGTATCTATTACCGTTGTTCCAGAGATGAATGTCCAACAAGACATTCCTATCGTGTTGAACAGCGTAAACATTCAAGACGACTATGATGGCGACTTCCAGCAACGCCGTTTTGTTTTGTACACTTTGAACTTCACCCTAAAGGTGAACATGTTTGGTCCAGTTAGTAACAGCGGTATTATCAATAAGGTTGTGGTGGCTACGGTTAATCCAAACACCGATGGAACTATATCTAAATATACCGCAGACCAAACAACACCAACCATTTCTGCAGTTGAAGGATGGCTAGATAGCTAATGGCAAAAACTGAAAATTATAATTCTAATGCGAACTTAAAGGCAGTTGGCGTACAAGTAGAGTTCACCGAAGACAACATCAAGGAATACTTGAAGTGTAAGGATGATCCTATCTACTTCATCGACAACTACTGTATGATTGTCACGCTTGACCACGGCATTCAGCCATTCAAGTTGTACGACTGCCAAAAAGAAAAGATTGACGTTATCCATAACAACCGTAAGGTTATCATTATGGAAGGACGTCAGCAAGGTAAGACAACCACCGCTGCGGCGTATATCCTTTGGTATACCATCTTCAACGATAGCAAGTCGGTTGCGATTCTAGCAAACAAAGCCACCACCTCTCGAGAAATTCTCTCTCGTTACCAGTCCATGTACGAGGCTCTTCCATTGTGGATGCAGCAAGGTATTAAAGTATGGAACAAGGGTGACGTTGAACTAGAGAACGGTTCTAAGGTATTCACTGCAGCTACAACTGCTTCTGGTATTCGTGGTAAGTCTGTCAACATGCTATACATTGACGAAGCTGCGATTATCCCGAACCAAGTTGCAGAAGCATTCTTTACTTCTATCTTCCCAGTTATCTCTGCTGGTCAAACCACCAAGATTCTTATCACCTCCACTCCACTTGGTTACAACCACTTCTGGAAGTTTTGGAATGATGCTGAGCAGAAGATTAACGACTTTGTTGCACACTTCATCCCATATTGGAAAATCCCTGGACGTGATGCTAAGTGGGCAGAAGAACAAAAGCGTCAGCTAGGTGAGTTGAAGTACAACCAAGAGGTCTTGTGTAAGTTCCTTGGTTCTAGCTTGACTCTGATTAGCTCAGACATTATTGCTCAGATGTCTCCAGTGCCACCAATCTTTAAGAAAGACGGACTGGACATCTTTACCAAGACACAAAAGAACCACACCTATGTTCTCGTTGCAGATACATCACAAGGTTTAGATGGCGACTTCAGCGCATTTACGGTAATCGACATTACAAAAACGCCGTATACAATTTGCGCTAAATATAGAAATAACAAGATTAGCCCATTACTGTTCCCGAACATTATTGAGCGAGTCGCAAAAGATTTCAACAGTGCGTATGTGCTGATTGAGATTAACTCGGATCCACAGGTTGCTGATATCCTGTATACTGAACTTGAATATGAGAACATCCTATTCGTGAACAGAAATGCTCAAGGTCAAGTAGTTAGTGGTGGCTTCGGTGGAGGTAGAACTCATTATGGAGTTGCCACCGATAAGCGAGTAAAAAGAATTGGATGTTCAGTGTTTAAGAGTCTTGTTGAAGAGCAGAAACTCATTATCACTGACGCTGATATTATTTCGGAAATATCTACCTTTATTGAAAAGCGAAACTCTTTCGCTGCCGATGAGGGATATTTCGATGACTGCGTTATGACACTGGTATTGTTCTCTTGGTTATCGACACAAGCATATTTCAAAGATTTGAATGATGTCAACCTAAGAAAAGCTATGTATGAAAACCAGATGAAAGCGATCGAAGACGAATTGACACCCTTTGGGTTCTATAACGATGGATCGTCCGAAGATGAACAACCGTTGCTGAACTTCTAAAATAACGAAAACAATAAATAAGTAGTATGAAGTTTATGCTCTTCAGCACAAAATAACATGTAATAAGGAGAATTACAATGCCTTTTCAACTTAGTCCAGGAGTTGCAGTTGTAGAGAAAGATTTCTCTTCAATTGTTCCAGCAGTTTCTTCCTCCGCAGGTGCCTTTGCAGGTTCTTTTGCGTGGGGTCCAGTTCTTGATCCAGTACAGATTTCTTCCGAGAATCAGCTAGTAGAGAGATATGGAAAGCCAAACGACAGTAACTTTATGTCGTTCTTTACTGCTGCCAACTTCCTTTCTTACACGAGCAATCTATTGATCGCTCGTACTGACGCACCTAACCTAAAGAACGCTGTTGCCATTAAAACTGGTTCAGTGTCTATCGCTATTGCTGGCGGTGGCGAAGGTTATACTGGTGCACCAACTATCACTATTGCCGCACCTGATCAAGATGGTGGCGTACAAGCTACTGCAGTTGCAACAGTTACTGATGGTGTAGTTACATCTATCGCTGTGGTCGGCGGTACTGGTTACTCTTCTGTACCAACAGTGACTATCGGTAACGACAACACTAGCACAGAACAACTAACTGTTACCACTACTGTAACAACAGCTGGTGTTAAAATTAAAAACGGTCAAACTTATCAAACTGCCTTCTCTGGCGGTCAAGGTCTTACTGGTGCATGGGCAGCTAAATTCCCAGGTACTCTAGGCAACTCTATCAAAGTTTCTATCTGCGATAACGATTCGTTTAGCGGTTGGGCTTACAAGTCTGAGTTCGACAGCGCACCAAGCACTTCCCCAGCTGCTAAAGCTGCAGGTAAGAACTCTGCTCTAGACGAAGTCCACATCATCGTTATTGATGCTACTGGTATTTGGTCTGGCGTTGCTGGTACTGTTCTAGAGAAGTTTGGTTACATCTCTAAAGCATCTGGCGCTAAACGTGTCGATGGCTCCAACGCTTACTACAAAGATGTAGTGAACGGTTCATCCAAGTATATCTGGTGGACTGATCACCCAGAAGCTGTTGATGGTAACGAGTGGGGTTCTACCTTCGCTAACATGACAGAAAGTTCTTTCGCCATTCTTGATGGTGATTACACTGTAACTCTATCTGGTGGTGTAGATGATTATACCTTTGGTGATGCGCAAGCTCAAGAAGGTTATGCACTATTCCAAAACGATGAAGTGTATGACATCTCTCTAATCCCAATGGGTGCAGCACCTCAAGCTACAGTTATCTGGGCATTGACAAACTTGGTTGGTATGGACGCTTCTAGTGCTCGTAAAGACGCTATCGTGTTCTGCTCTCCACAAGACTCAACTGGTGGTGTTATCACTTCCCAGTCTTCTACTGCTATCGAAGATACAGTTGAATATCGTAACGCTCTTCCAAGCACCAGCTATGGCGTGATGGACTCTGGTTATAAATACCAATACGATCGTTACAACGATAAATACCGTTACGTTCCATTGAACGGCGACATCGCTGGTCTATGTGCTCGTACTGACTACACAGCTGACCCATGGTACTCTCCAGGTGGTTTCTCTCGTGGTCAAATCAAGAACGTTATCAAGCTAGCTATCACACCAAGCAAAACAGAACGTGACACATTGTACAAAGCTGGTATCAACCCAGTTGTTACATTCCCAGGTCAAGGTACTGTGATGTTCGGTGACAAGACTCTATTGGCAAACCCAAGCGCATTCGATCGTATCAACGTTCGTCGTTTGTTCATTGTTCTAGAAAAGTCTATTGCTACTGCTGCTAAGTTCCAGTTGTTCGAGTTTAACGATGGTTTCACTCGTGCTCAGTTCCGTAACTTAGTTGAGCCGTTCCTACGTGACGTTCAAGGTCGCCGTGGTATCGTTGACTTCCGTGTGAAGTGTGACGAAACAAACAACACTGGCGAAGTTATTGATCGTAACGAATTTGCTGCCGATATCTTCGTTAAACCAAACCGTTCTATCAACTTTATCACTTTGACATTCGTAGCTGCTCGCTCTTCTGTTAACTTCGATGAAATTGGCGGATAAATATAACAAGAAAAGACAGGAGATTTAAATGGCAAACATTTCTGATTTCAAAGCCAACCTGCAAGGTGGTGGTGCTCGCGCCAACCAGTTCCGTGTTGTGCTATCCTTCCCTAGCTACGTGGCTGGTGGACTAGTTGTTGGGCAACAAGCGCAATTCCTTTGCAAGTCTGCTCAACTTCCAGGCTCTACCGTTGAAAACGTTCCAGTGAATTATCGTGGTCGTGTAATTAACGTCGCTGGCGAGCGTACATTCCAACCTTGGTCTGTTACGATCCTTAACGATACTAACTTCTCTATCCGTAATGCACTTGAGCAGTGGCAAAATGGTATCCAAAACTACGCTAGCACATTGGGTCGTGTAAACCCACGTGACTATCAAGTTGACCTAGCAGTCTATCAACTAGACCGCAACGGTGCAACTATCAAAGAATATAAGTTCGCTGACGCTTACCCAATTAGCATTGGTGCTATCGAACTTAGCTATGATACAACAAACGCAATTGAAGAATTTACATGTGAATTCCAATACAACTACTTCACTTCCGCTACTGGTGGTGCTGGTGGTAACTTCGGTGTCAACGTTTCCGTTGATACACCAATCGGTTCATTCCCGATTTAATTTGATTTGAGGATATACTATGGCTGATTTGTTTGGCTTTGAGATTAAACGTAAAGAAAAAAGGGAGGTGGCAACACCAGTTGCTCCTCCTATTGATGATGGATCCACAGTTGTTAATAGTGCCGCAGCTTACTACGGCATGGTTCTCGACATGGATTCTGTCGTCAAAAATGAAAATGACTTAATCAAGCGTTACCGTGAGATTGCTCATTACCCAGACGTAGACAGCGCTGTTGAAGACATTGTAAACGAAGCAATTGTTGCAGATGAAAACAAGGCACCAGTGGATATCATCTTAGATGATTTGAAGGTATCCTCTGGTATCAAGTCTAAAATTACCGATGAGTTCAATAACATTTTGGACTTGTTGGACTTTGATTATAGAGCACACGACATCTTCCGTACTTGGTACATTGATGGTCGTCTATTCTATCATATCATGATTGATCCCCAGAATATCAAACAAGGTATTCAAGAACTGCGTTATATCGATCCTAGAAAGATCCGTAGAATCAAAAACGTAAAGCGTGAAAAGAACGCTAGTGGTGTTGAAGTCATTGTGGGTACTGAAGAGTACTACCTATACAATGACAAGGGTATTACCCAAAACACTTTGCAAGGCATTAGAATGCCTCTTGATTCTGTTATCTTCTGTGGTACTGGTAACGTGGATGCCAACACTGGTATGGCATTGAGCTACTTGCACAAAGCAATTAAGCCAACTAACCAGTTGAAGCTAATCGAAGACTCTATGGTCATCTATCGTATTAGTAGAGCACCAGAGCGTAGAATTTTTTACATTGACGTTGGTAACTTACCAAAGGTTCGTGCTGAACAGTACGTCAATGACATTATGAATAAGTTCCGCAACAAGGTTCAGTATGATGCAAATACTGGCGAAGTGCGTGACGATCGTAAGCATATGTCAATGCTTGAAGACTTCTGGATGCCACGCCGTGAGGGTGGTAAGGGTACTGAAATCACTACACTTCCAGGCGGCACTAACCTTGGTGAGATTCAAGATATTGAATACTTCCAGCGTAAGTTGTATCAAGCGTTGAACGTTCCTATCTCTAGAATGCAATCAGACAATGGTTTCAATCTAGGTAAGACTAGTGAAATCACTAGAGACGAAGTTAAGTTTAACAAGTTCATTCAACGTATCCGTAGACGTTTTGCTACTCTATTCCTTGATGCGTTGAGAGTTCAGCTTGTTGCAAAAGGTGTCATCAATATCGATGAGTGGGACGAGATGGAAAAGTTGATTAAGTTCAGCTACCATAAAGACAACTACTTCTCTGAATTGAAAGATGCTGAAATTCTTTCCAACCGTGTGAACTTGTTAACCGTAATGGAGCAAGGTGGCTTTGTTGGTAAGTACTACTCTAAAGAGTGGGTTAAGAAAAACATTCTTATGCAGTCAGAAAAGGATATCAAGGAAATTGATAAACAGATCGAAGCTGAACGAGAAGAATCTGTTGGTGAGGCGCAGCATCAAGGTATGTTGCAAGGTGTTCAGCAAGCATGGGCGCTTGGTCAACAAGAACCTCAACCAGAAGAAGAAATAGAAACTCAACAAAGTGGAGCAAATAAATGAGCACAATTGATCTAATTAATGCAATCGACGCTGGCGACTCTGAAGCCATCGAAAAGAATTTTCAAGAGCTAATGGCAGACCGTGTGTCTGAACGTCTAGATGATAAAAGAGCTGAACTTGCACAAAGCATGTTCAAGGATCCAGAAGCAACTGCAGAAGATGCAGTTGAAGAAGACGAAACTGCTACCGAAGAATAAATGCAATACGCAGCGCTAAACAAAAGAGTTAAAGGCATCATTAATGGTGCTGACTTGGTAGAGCAGACTCATTACTTTGGGTCTGTTCTAGCGCTGGCTTCCACTGGTGAAGTATACATTGATAATCGTTTGACAGAGTTCAAAAGTTTAGATGAGGCGAGGTCTTTCGTTAAACATAAAGATATTGGAAATGAAATATCAAAAGAAATATACGAAGACGTTTTAGAAAATAAGATCGCAAATATCATACGTGAAGAGCATAAGGTCAAAGTAACTGATACACTAATAGAATCATACATTGACCTCGCTTCATCTAAACTTTTTACAACTGACAAGGTAGTGAAAAGAATCCGTGAACTTAACCGTCATGATTCTATTTTGGAAAACAAATTACACTACGTTCTTAATGATGGTTCTACAGTCGCTATTGACGTAGACACCCAAGAATATCTAAACGGCATTCTTGACCAAGAAGTCGTCGAGTATATGCGTGAGAGTAAAGAAACCTTCATGCATGCTCTACAGTTACTAACAAAGGAATAATATATGGCAGCTACTAAAACCGTATTAAGAGTTTCAAATAACCGAGCAATCGTTCGTGTTATTGGAACCACAGCAGGTGATACTGCTACAATCGCTTTCGCTGACTTGGTAGGTACTGGTGATGCGCTTACTGTTGGTGGCACACCAAGAGCTAACATCTCTAGAGTTAAAACCAGCAGTGCTAACAGTATCACTCTAACAAGAGACACAACCGTTGTTGGCGATTTTTATGGTAGCGATGCCATTGAAGAATCCGACTGGGTTATCAGCGATGTCAATGACAAAGCTGTTGTTGTAACTTTCGTTGGCGGTGGTGGCATGATCATCATTGAATTATCAAAGATCTCTGGCTACTCTCCTAAAGAAGAGTCTGCTCAGTTTGGTTCTTATGATGACCCAACAGCAGTAGGAGAATAACAATGAAACTGATTAGAGAAGAAGTTGCAGAAACCAAACTGATCGTTGAAGAAAAGTTAGGTAAAGGTAAGCAATACTTTATCGAAGGCGTGTTCCTTCAATCCGAGATCGTTAACCGTAACGGTCGTATGTACATGGAAAAGGTAATGGACAACGAGTGTGACCGTTACATCAAAGAGTACGTAGAAAAGAACAAAGCATATGGTGAACTGGGTCATCCAGAAAATCCATCTATCAATCTAGAGCGTGTGTCTCACCTTATCGTTGGTCTTCGTAAAGAAGGCACTAACTGGATTGGTAAAGCAAAGATTTTAGAAACCCCAATGGGTATGATTGCACGTGGTCTATTAGACGGTGGCGCAAACCTTGGTGTTTCAAGCAGAGCAATGGGATCCCTTAAAACAAACAATGAAGGTATCCAAGTTGTCCAAGACGATTTCATGCTAGCTACCGCAGCTGATATTGTCGCAGACCCATCTGCTCCTGATGCATTCGTAAGAGGCATCATGGAAGGTAAAGAGTGGGCATTCGTTGATGGAAGATTTGTGGAGAAGAACATTGATGAAGTTAAGCGTCATGTACGTGGTGCTTCATCTAAAAACCTAGAGGAAGCGAAGATTCGTGCTTTCCAATATTTCCTGAGTAAAATCAGCTAAATAATAAATAATAACGAATTCATCCAGTTACAGGAGATTACAGATGTCAATTGAAAACAAAATCGCAGAACTTCTAGCTGAGTCTAAGAACACTAGTCTTGCTACGAACGAAGAAGCTATCACCCCTGAAAAGGGCACCGAAGAACCAAACGTCAAACGTAACAACGTTGACAAGCAAACTCTACCAGCAGGTCCAAAGACCGTGAAGGAAGAGGAAGAAGTTTCTGAGGATACACCAGTTATCGAAGAAAAGAAAGAAAGAGAACTAACAGTTGATGTTAGTGAAGATGTTGCCGCTCTAATGAACGGTGAAGAACTTTCTGAAGATTTTAAAGTTAAAGCAGCTACGATTTTCGAAGCTGCAGTTATCACTCGTGTCAAGCAAGAAGTTGCTAAGATCGAGGAAGAGTTTGAAAGTAAACTTGCTGAGCAAGTGGAAACTGTCAAAGAGGGACTTGTTGAAAAGGTTGATGGATACCTCGACTACGTTGTCGAGCAGTGGATGGAACAAAATGAAATTGCCCTTGAATCTGGTATTAAGTCTGATATTCTCGAAGGTTTCGTTAGTGGTTTGAAGGGTCTCTTCGAAGAACACTATATCGATATCCCACAAGAGAAGGTTGACGTTCTAGGTAACATGGAAACACATATCGAAGAACTGACAGCCAAGCTAGACGAATCTCTAGCATCTCAAGTTGAGTTGTCCAAGAAATTGGGCGAGCTATCTCGTCAGCAAACTATTGATGAAGCAGCTGAAGGTCTAACCGACACTGAAGTTGAAAAATTCAAAGGTCTTGCAGAAGAGCTAGTGTTTGAAGGACAAGAAAACTTCAAAGCTAAACTACAGACAATTCGTGAAAATTATTTCTCTAAAGAGAAAATCGCAACTACTATTCAATCGCCAGTGACTGACTCTACTGTGACTATCACAGAAGAAACATTAGTCGACCCATCGATGAAGCAGTATTTGCAGGCACTTGAATCTTTTAAATAATCGCAAAAAGTAAAACAACCTAAGGAGTTACTACAATGACTGTACGTCAAGATCTAATGAAAAAATGGGCACCAATCCTAGAACACACTGGTGCACCTGCAATTAAGGATAACTATCGCAGAGAAGTTACCGCAATCCTATTGGAAAACCAAGAGAAGGCTCTCAAAGAAGAGAAGCAAGCTCTATTCGAAACACCACACGCTAACTACGGTGGCGACTCTATCGCTACTGGTTCCGCTTCTGGTTCTACTGGCGCTGTTGCTGGTTTCGATCCAATTCTAATCAGCTTGGTTCGCCGTGCTGCTCCACAGATGATCGCTTATGACATCTGCGGTGTTCAGCCAATGACCCAACCTACTGGCTTGATCTTCGCTATGAAGTCTCGCTATACAACACAAGACGGTACTGAAGCGTTGTTCAACGAAGCAGACTCCGCATTCTCTGGTGCTGCATCTCCAGCTCAGTCTGGCTCTCCAATGTCTAGCCCAGTTGCTGGCAAGGGTATGTCTACTCTAGTTGGTGAAGATAAAGACTTCGCTCAAATGGCATTCTCTATCGAAAAGACTTCTGTTACTGCAAAGACTCGTGCTTTGAAGGCAGAATACACTATCGAATTGGCACAAGACTTGAAGTCCGTTCATGGTCTTGACGCTGAAGGCGAATTGACAAGCATCTTGTCTACAGAAATCTTGGCTGAAATCAACCGCGAAGTTATCCGTACAGTTTACCGTGTCGCTAAGACTGGTGCTGCTGCTGGTACTACAGCTACTGCTGGTGTATTCGACCTAGACGTCGACGCTAACGGTCGTTGGTCTGTTGAAAAGTTCAAGGGTCTATTGTTCCAAATCGAACGTGAAGCCAACGTTATTGCTCAGCAAACACGTCGTGGTAAGGGTAACTTCATCCTTTGCTCTAGCGATGTTGCATCTGCTCTAGCAATGGCTGGTGTTCTAGACTACACTCCTGCTTTGTCTACCAACTTGAACGTTGACGAATCCAGCACTACCTTCGCTGGTGTGTTGAACGGTCGTTACAAAGTGTATGTTGATCCATACTCTGGTAACGGTGGTGTTAACCAATTCTTCATGGTTGGTTACAAGGGTTCTTCCCCATTCGACGCTGGTATGTTCTATTGCCCATACGTTCCACTACAATTGGTTCGTGCTATCGACCCAACTACATTCCAACCAAAGATTGGTTTCAAGACTCGCTACGGCATGGTCTCTAACCCATTCGTTTCGTTGGACGGTCAAACACCAGGTACTGACTTGGTTACTGGCGAAAACTACTACTTCCGTAAGGTTGCAGTTTCTAACTTGATGTAATCAAAGTTAGTAAAAAGCCTACGTAAGATAGGTATTTTAAAGGGAGCTTCGGCTCCCTTTTTTTTGCTTTATAAATAATAAACTGAATCCTTTAGAGAACACCATGGCTGACACAAGAACCTTTACCTGCCCAACACCCCAGAACATTAACCCACTATCACCAGTTGGGTATCAGTTTAGCATAAGCAAGTTGCCTGACTTGTCTTTCTTTGCGCAAGAAGTAAACCTTCCAGGGATCACATTGGGTGAGCCAGAGTTCGGCACACCGTTTGCTAGAGTGCCAATCCCAGGTGAAACATTGGTTTATGAGCAACTGACATTGACATTCTTAGTTGATGAAGGAATGAAGAACTATCGCTCTATCTACAACTGGATGGTTGCTCTTGGATTCCCTGAATCATACAACCAATATATTACGTTGGCATCTGACGACAACATCAACTACACCGAGTTGGCTACCAACTATTCAGACGGTGCTTTGTCAATACTAAATAACAATAATACAGCAGCACAGGTTGTCAGCTTCAGAGACATGTTCCCAGTAGCACTCGACAGCCTTCAATTTTCCTCTACTCAAAGCGATGTTCAATATCTAATGGGTAGAGTGTCATTTAGATTCTCTTACTACAGTTTCCTGTAAGAGTTGAGTTTTAGTGTTGCTCAGTACGCTGAGCACTTTACAATGGAGTTATTATGAATTTAGAAGATCTACAAGAATCATGGGCAAACGACTGCGTTATCGACGATGACCATCTCGATAAAGAGTCAGTACGTACCCCAAACCTCCACGCAAAATACCTGAACTACCTTATCTCGTTTAAGCTGAAAGTAGCTAAAGCGAACAAGGACTACAACACACTTCGTCAAAAGAAGTTTCGCTACTACCGTGGCGAAATGGGCAAGGGTGAGTTGGAACATGAAGGTTGGCAACAATGGCAAGGTAACAAACCACTCAAGAATGAGATGGAAGAATTCCTTGAAGGCGACAGCGATCTAGCAGACGCTCATCTAAAGATTGAGTACCTCTCTGCTATCGTGTCTTGTTTAGACTCCATCATGCATCAGATCAAGTCAAGAGATTGGCAGATTCGTAATGCAATTGAATGGAAGAAATTTATTAGCGGCGCATGACACATTTAACAGTTGAAAAAGTAAACGAAGTTTACATTCGTGTTTACTCCCATGATATGGGCATCGAACAAGAGTTGGCAGACTTCTTTACTTACGAATATCCAGGTGCTAGATTCACTCCACAATTCAGAGCAAAGTTGTGGGATGGTAAGGTGCGTATGTATGACATTATCCGTAAAACTCTCTACTCTGGTTTACTTGAGTATGTTGAAAAGTTTTGCGAACAGAATGGCTACGAGCTAACCTACAAAGACGACATCCGTGTTGACGCTGGCATCACCATCGATGAAGTGGAAGAATTTGCCAAGTGGTTAAACCCACACGGACACGGCAAGCCTATCGAGATTCGTGACTATCAACTGGACGCTGTACATACTGCTCTGAACAAAGAACGTAGTCTGTTACTATCTCCAACTGCATCAGGCAAGTCGTTTATCATCTATACTACAATGCGTTGGCATCTTGAGAAGAATCGTAAGTGTATCATCATTGTACCAACAACTTCTCTGGTTGAACAACTGTATTCCGACTTTGAAGATTACTCTAGTGAAAATGGCTGGAGGACTGATTACCACTGCCAAAAGTTATACAGTGGATTCAGTAAAGACTTCAACAGAGATGTGTTGATCACTACATGGCAGTCTATCTACCAACAACCTAAAGCGTGGTTCTCTCAGTTCGATGTTATCTTCGGAGACGAAGCACATCAGTTCAAAGCCAAGTCTCTAACTACCGTAATGGAAAGATTGACTGAGGTTAAGTATCGTGTTGGTACTACTGGCACTATCGACAACAAGAAAGTGCACCGTCTAGTTCTTGAAGGTATCTTTGGTCCACTACATAAGGTTATCTCTACAAAAGAACTTATGGATTCGGGTCGTGTAGCAAACCTAAATATAACGTGCCTGTTGATGAAATATGACGACATTACCAGACAAGGAAGAAAGAACAATCAGTATCAGGACGAGATTGATTTTCTCGTTACTAACGAAAATAGAAACCGCTTCATTAGAAATCTGGCAATTCGTTCTTCAGGCAACACGCTGGTGTTATTTCAATATGTTGAAAAGCACGGCAAGGTTCTCTATGATTTGATTAGAGAAAAGGTGGCAGATGGCAGAGATGTGTTCTTTGTTTACGGTGGTACTGAAACATCTGATCGTGAAAACATCAGACGTATTATGGAAGGGAAAGATGATGCTATCATTATTGCATCGTTCGGTACGTTCTCTACTGGTATCAACATCCCGTCAATTGAGAATGTTATTTTCGCTTCACCATCTAAAAGCAAGATTCGTAACTTGCAATCCATTGGTCGTGGTCTACGATTGAAGGACGGCAAGACGCATTGTAATTTGTATGATATAGCAGATGATTTGTCATGGAAGTCGTGGAAGAACCATACCCTACATCACTTCGCTGAGCGTGTCAAGACTTACTCGGAAGAGAAGTTCACTTATAAAATTGTAGAGGTTAAAGTATGAACGAATACAATCTATCTTTAGAAGATGATTATGTTGTATTGAAGATGATCACAGGCGAGCAACTTATTGCCGTCAAACGTGCAGAGACGAAAGACTATCTCACCATAGAGTACCCTATGTTAATTAAGGGTTACGCATTTCAAAATGGTGAAGAGATGGGTGAGCATGTAACTGCTGCACCTTACTGCAAATTCACAGACGATAAGATTTTTACTTTCGATAAACAGCACATCGTGTTTACGAAGCCGATGCATTCCTACGCAGTTCCATTTTATATTGGATTGGTAGAGGAGCACGAAGAATATGTGGAAGTCCCAGAAGAAGATCCACCGCAAAGCGTGGAAGAATTGGGAGACAGGGTGAACAAGCTGGCTGGTTTTCTAAAGAAAATGCAGACGCCAGAAGCAGAAGAATCGCTAAGCGATACAGTCTTTGTAGAGGGTAACGAGACTAAACACTAATAGATTACTTCTCGAAACTCTTCAAACCCCACACCCTGAATTATGCTCTTTGTCAAGCACAAAAGCAACACTTCCAAGCAAATACTTTTAAAATAATTTGTTTTCCCTGTAGTCGTGTGGTATACTTAACTTAATTATTCAAACAGGAGTTATTTTTTATGGCTGGGACGCACTATGTCAACAATGCCGATTTTCTACAGGCACTTATAGATTGGCATGCTAAAATTAAAGAAGCTGAAGAAAGTGGTGATGAGATCCCACGTGTACCAAATTTCGTAGGCGAATGCTTACTTAAAATTGCAACACACTTATCCTACAAAGCCAACTTTATCAATTACAGTTATCGTGAAGACATGATTCTAGATGGCGTTGAAAACTGCCTACTTTATATTCGCAACTTCGATCCTACCAAGTCTAGCAATCCATTCTCGTACTTCACACAAATCATATTTTACGCATTTCTTCGCCGCATTGCTAAGGAAAAGAAACATGCGTATGTCAAACAAAAGCTAATTCATCAGATGCCATTCGAGATGTTCGAGTTGCAAGACCACGATGAAGACGGTGCTTATCAAAACGCTTATCTAGCCTTTATGCAAAACAACTCTGAGTTTGATGACTACATTGAACGCAAGAAAGATAAAGACAAGAAAAAGAAAGCGGCAATCAAAGAAAAGAACGCATTGGAAAATTTAATAGGAGACCAAGATGACGGACAAGGATTGGTTGGAGAAAGTTAAACTAGCTGCCACCGTGTATAACGAAGGTAGAATGTGTCGTGACTTCCAGCAGGAAGAAGTGAACAAATTTGTTGAGTGGATGTATAAACAGTATGGAGTTGTGTATGAAGGTAGCAGTAATAACTGACCAGCATTTTGGCTGTCGTAATGACAGTATTGCGTTCTTAGATTTTTTTGAGAAATTTTATGACAATACTTTCTTTCCTGCATTGGTTGCCAATGATATCCGTGTCGTTCTTGTTTTGGGTGACACCTTTGATCGTCGCAAATACGTTAATTTCTATGCGCTCCAGCGAACCAAACAAATGTTTTTTGATCGTCTTGCTGACGCAGGCATCACTGTGCATATGCTTGCTGGTAACCACGATACTTACTTTAAGAATACCAATGATGTAAACTCTCCAGACTTGCTGTTGCGTGAGTATGATAACATCAACGTCATCGACACACCACAAACGATCCACCTGAAGTACGAAGACACTTCATACGATGTTTGCATGATGCCGTGGATCTGCCCTGAGAACTATGCCAACTCAATGGCTGAACTCAAGAATACCTCTGCTGAAATCTGTATGGGTCACTTCGAGATCTCTGGCTTCGCTATGTATCGTGGTATGGAATCCCATGAAGGTTTAGATCCTGCCGTGTTCCAGAAGTTTGACCAAGTATTCTCTGGTCACTATCACCATCGTAGCAGCAAAGGTAACATCACTTATCTTGGCAACCCATATGAGATGACATGGCAAGACTACAACGATCCTCGTGGCTTCCATATCTTTGACTTGAGTAATCGTTCACTTGAGTTTATTCAGAATCCTTACACGATGTTCGAACGGTTCGAGTATGATGATGCAGCGTTTGATCCAGATGGCATCGACACCTCTAGCTTCGAAGGTAAGTATGTGAAGATCGTTGTTGTAAACAAGACTGACCTTTACAAGTTTGACAAGTTCATGGCAAGAGTGTATACTAAGAATCCGTATGAAGTAAAAATCATTGAGGACTTCTCTGAGTTCAGCGAAGGTGTTGTATCTTCTGAGATTGATCTTGAAGACACCATGGACGTTCTCAATAATTACATCGACTCAATTCAGACAGACTCAGACAAAGAGAAAATCAAGACTTACTTGAAGTCTCTGTATACTGAAGCAGTCAACATGGAGGTAGTATAATGGGTGGATTAGATAAGAGACCAGAGTTGGCAACAGACATAATGCCAAAGTACGTTGGTGGTTATACCATCGTAGAAGGTTTCGTGATTACTACAGTTAAGAAGCCAAGTTGGTTTCATCGCACAATGTGCAAATTGATCTTAGGATGGGAATGGCGTGATAGTATTTAAGTCGATTGAATGGCGCAACTTCCTTTCCACAGGAAACAATCCTAACAAAGTTTTACTCGACAAGACAACAACCACTCTTATCGTTGGTAAGAATGGTGAGGGTAAGAGCACAATCCTTGATGCTCTTACATTTGCTCTGTTCGGTAAACCTTTCCGCAACATCAACAAGAACCAACTGATCAACAGCATCAACCAAAAGGGTTGTCTCGTTGAACTAGAGTTCACCGTTGGCTCTAATAACTACAAAGTTATCCGTGGCATCAAGCCAAACAAATTTGAAATTTATCAGAACGATCAACTGCTGAATCAAGACGCTGCTGCCAAGGACTATCAAAAGATTCTTGAGCAACAGATCTTAAAGTTGAACTACAAGACCTTCACGCAAGTGGTTATCTTGGGTTCCGCTTCATTCGTCCCGTTCATGCAACTGTCTGGTTCGCAACGCCGAGAAGTCATTGAAGACATTCTAGATATCCGCATCTTCTCGAACATGAATTCATTATTGAAAGATCGTGTTCAACAAGCAAAAGAGGAGTTGTTAAATGTCGAGTCGAAGTTACTCATTTCTAAGGCGTCGATTGAATCTGCGCAAAAGATTATCGCCAACATGGTCACGTCTAAGCAAGAGCAGATTAGCGGAATCAGAAACCGCATCATTGCAAATGATGCAGACATCGAATCAAATTCAGCAAGAATCGCAGAACTCAGTGGACGAGTTGCCGAACTCTCAGCAGCAATAGCTGACAAGAAACAACTGCAGCACGACATCACTGTTTGTGATTCTGCATACAAGAAGAGACTCAGCAAGGCACTTGACCTTCACGACACTATTAAATTCTTCACAGAGAATGCTCAGTGTCCTTCTTGCGAGCAAGGTATCCCTCATGAACATAAAGAGAGTATCGTCAACAAACTAGATGCTGAGCGCACAACGGTTGATGGCGATCGTATGACTCTTGAGAATGCGCTTGTGAAGATGCACAACAGAATGGAAGAGATTGAAAACATCAACTCTGAAATCACTGAGTTGAATACTGAGATCTCTGCTCTGAACACTAGCATCACTACTCTGAATAGTCAGAATAAGAAACTGCAAGAAGACGTAGACAATACTAAGTCTGACACTGCAAACATTCAAGAAGAAAAGGTTCGCTTGAAAGAGTTGGCTACCGAAGGCGTTGAGTTGTACAATCGCAAGATTGAACTGACTGACTTGCGTAACCTTCAAGAAGTTTCTTCTACGTTGTTGAAAGACACTGGCATCAAGACAGCTATCATTCGTGAGTATCTACCTGCGATGAACAAGTTGATCAACATGTACTTGCAAGCAATGGACTTCTACGTTCACTTCGAGCTAGACGAATCATTCAATGAGACAATCAAGTCTCGTCATCGTGATGAGTTTACTTACGCAAGTTTCTCTGAAGGTGAGAAGATGCGAATCGACTTGGCTATCTTATTCACGTGGCGTCAGATTGCTAAGATGAAGAACAGCGTCAATACCAACCTGTTGTTGCTTGACGAGATTTTTGATTCCTCTTTGGATAACACTGGCACTGATTACTTCTTGACAGTCATGAATCAGCTTGGTGAGAAAACCAATACCTTCGTCATCTCTCACAAAGGCGATCAGCTGTTCGATAAGTTTAGAAGCGTTATCAAATTCGAGAAGAGAAACGACTTTAGCGTTATCGCAACCCCTTAACCCCTGTACTCTACAGGGTTTTGCAAGGCTTGACATTTATTCGTAATTAGGGTATAATTCTGTTATTGACAGGAGAACTACATGATTACGAATAAAGACATTCTTGCAAAATTGCTTGCGTCTGAGAACATTCACGTTGTGCGTGCACCAATGCGCACAGCGTCTTTTGACATCGTTTCCCGAACACTCAATCTTCCGCAATGGAAAGATATGACCGAAAACATTGAAGACATGTTAGTCGGTCACGAAGTCGGTCATGCCCTATTCACGGACATGACATATCTCCAAACAGAAAACTACGGCACACTGCACGGCTACTTGAACATCATCGAGGACGTTCGTATCGAGAAGTTCATGAAGAACAAGTATCCAGGTCTGCGTAAGTCTTTCCTGCTTGGCTACAAAGAATTGAACGATCGTGACTTCTTTGAGATCAAAGACAAAGACGTCAACAAGATGTTGTTGATCGATCGTATCAACATCTACTACAAGTGCGGCATCAACAGTGGTGTCAAGTTCACTCCAGAAGAAATGGATTTTGTACGCAAGGTTGATCGTTGCGATACCTTGAAACACGTGCAAGACCTTGCCAAACAAATTTACGAATACACCAAGACTGAGGTATCACTCAAGAAGAAGCAAGCTGCTGAGCGTGGCGAGATGACTGCTGAAGACTTGGAAGACATGCTTGAAGAAGCACTTGACGATCTGGATCCAGATATGGTTGCGTCCATGAATATGGACAATCTCGACTTTGAGTATGATCCATATGCTGAAGAAGACGAAAAGCCAGTCAAAGAGTTGACTGCTGAACAGAAAGAAAATGCCAAAGAATTTGCTGCTGGTACTAACAAGTACACTGAACCAGACTTTGAAGTCAAAGAAGAAGAACTGGAATCGCAAACTGAGCGTGCACTGAAGCGTCGACTTGAAGAAGTCGCAGACGAATCTACACGTGTAGAGACTTGGGTTCCTGAGATGGCACTTCCAACTAACGATGAGGTTGTTATCTCTTACAAAGAGTTGTTCTCTTTGATGGGTGCTTCATATAATGAAGAACGTGGTGAAGAATTTCGCAAAAGCAACCTAAAGCGTTTGGATGACTTCAAGACTGAAACTGGTCGTGTGGTCAACTACTTGGTTAAAGAGTTTGAGATGCGTAAGTCTGCCGATGCGTACAAGCGTAACACCATCTCCAAGACAGGTAACTTGAACATCAACAAGCTGGCTGTATATCAGTTGACTGACGATGTATTCAAACGAATCACTATTACCAAAGATTCTAAGAATCACGGCATGATGTTTTTGCTCGACTGGTCAGGTTCAATGATTGACAATATTGCTGACACAATCAAGCAGTTGATCACTTTGTGTATGTTCTGCCAGCGTACTCAGATTCCGTACCAAGTGTTTGCGTTCACTAATGGTTTCCCATTCCGTGGCAACCTTGACTACGATGGAGTCTATAACAACTTGCATAAGAATAATTATGACGAAAAAACTTACAAAGGTTTCGGCTATAATAAGTTCAATCTGTTGGAGTTGTACTCTTCCAAGATGACTACTAGCGAGTTCAATCGTATGTCTGAGTTTATGTTTGCTTCTCCATGGATCTGGTGTAAAGCGATGAACATGAACAGTACTCCGCTGAACGAAGCACTGTTGTATATGGCTAACTACTTGGGTGAGTTCAAGCGAGCTAACTCTGTTGAGAAACTCACATTCATCACATTGACTGATGGTGAAGGTGGCGGCATGAGTGGTTACGCACGTACTCTTTCTCATCGTCAGTCTGGCTACGATGCGCAGGGTAACTGGAAGTCTTACACGGTGATCAACTATCTTCACGATCCAGTCACTAAGAAAGACTACAAGATTACACAAGACTCCAGCGTACAGACTCGTGTGCTTTTGAAGTTGATCAAGGATCGTTACGATGCTAAGACAATCGGTTTCTATATCGGTCGCAACTCTCGTCGTGACTTGGCTTGGTTCGTTCGTAACAACGCTATGACTTCCAACGCCACTGAAGAATCCAACCTTGTGGGAATCTTGCAAACTGCTCTTCGTAAAGAAGACTTTGCCTATCTTACAAACTGTGGTCGAGACGAAATGTATTTGCTCCAATCTTCCAAGATGGCTATCCAAGAAGGCGACTTGAAGGTGGGTGGAGACATGAGTTCTCGAGAAATTGCAAAGGCATTCAACAAGTACTTGGATGTTAAGAAGACAAACCGTGTGCTACTCAACAGATTCGTGGCTCAAATCGCCTAAAAATTTGTTGGAAAGTGCTTGTCTTTTATTACGATTTAGGGTATAATAACTCTATTGATGATGTTCATTTTTGAAAGGTATATATTATGAGTAAGATTGACGCCAGCCTGAAAGCTAACTTTGAGGCTAAACTTTTCGAGATGTTCCCTGACGTGAAAGAGTCAGGTAATGTTACACGTAAACAATTGCTTGCTGTTCGTGACGCACAGGGTGTAGACTTCTATCCAGTTTGGTTGATGACACAACCAATCAGTCGTGGTCTGTATGCCATCAATGGTACGACACCATCGACTGTTGCACCTAAAGCAAAAACGAAACCTGAATCTGTTATGGTAGACTACACTAACTCATCGTCACTTGTTCCAAGCGTAGACAAGAACTACGTACCCTTTGGTAACTATCGTGACGTTGAGTCCATTATCAAGTCCAAAATCTTTTACCCTGCATACATCAGTGGTCCAACTGGTAACGGTAAGTCAACTATGGTTGAACAAACTTGTGCCAAGCAGAAGCGTCCACTTATCCGTATCAACTTCAACAGCATGACTGACGAAGACCAACTGATCGGCACTAAAACCCTTATCGATGGCAACGTGGAGATCGTCGAAGGTCCAGTCGTTATCGCCATGCGTATGGGTATGCCAATTCTCTTTGACGAGATTGACGCAGGTAACTCCAACACTCTGATGTGCTTGCAGCCCATCCTCGAAGGTAAGCCATTCTATTTCAAATTGAAGAATGAGTTGATCTATCCAGCAGAAGGTTTCAACATCTTTGCTACTGCAAACACCAAAGGTAAAGGTTCAGACGATGGTCGTTACATCGGCACGAACGTTCTGAACGAAGCATTCCTTGAGCGTTTCGCTGTTACCTTTAACCAAGACTACCCAGCACCTTCAGTCGAATTGAAGATCGTTACTAAACTCATGGAGCAATATGAGTGTGTTGATGCTAAGTTCGCTGACACATTGATCAAGTGGGCAGACGCTATCCGTCGCACTTTCGATGCAGGTGGTGTTGACGAAACAATTACTACTCGCCGATTGACTCACATCATTCGTGCGTTTGCTATTTTCAAGAACCAGAAGAAGTCGGTTGAGTTGTGTACTAACCGATTCGATGATGCTACTCGTTTGGCATTCGTCGACTTGTTCGATAAAGTTTCATCAGAGGATGATGTCACTCCTGTTGCACCTACGGTTGCTGCAGAGACAGACCACATCCCTTTCTGATGCTTCGGTCGGGGTAGTAACTGCCATCGCTACCCCGACTCTTTTTAAACGATGGTTATTATGGAGATATTATGTCAAAACAAGCAAAATTGCTTTCCCACCTACAATCTGGCGCAGAGTTGACTGCCAAGCAGATCGCTGGTACATTTGGTTTGAAGAATCCAGGTCGTGCAGTTCATCTGTTGCGTACCCAAGGTTTCTGTGTTTACAGCAACCCAACTACCTTGAGTAATGGTGCGACAGTAGTTAAGTATCGTATCGGTACACCAAGCAAGCGCATCGTTGCGTTGGCAAATGCCATTGGTGGCGCTGAGATGTTTACTCGCAAGTAAGTAGATTGTTTCTGGGTATTCTCTGAGTACCCAGAGCCAAATATATTTTGGAGGTGACATGACAGACGTAGTTAAAGACTCGCAAACAGCCACTGTTGGTGGTAGAAAATTTGATGGTGGTAAACTGGAATACGGTTTGCTCCCACCGCTGGCTCTTCAAGAGACAGTAAAGGTTCTGACTTTCGGTGCACAGAAATATGAACGAGACAACTGGCAGAAAGTTCCAGACTCGAAACGTAGATACTTCGATGCACTACAGAGACATCTCTGGCAGTGGAAGATGGGTGAAGAACTAGACGCAGAATCTGGTATACATCACTTGGCTCATGCGATGTGTTGCTTGATGTTTTTGTATGAGCATGATGTGAAATACTCTAAGGAATAATTATGTGGTCATGGGAAAAGAAAGAAGACACTAGCTACAAAACCGCTAGTGAGAATATTGAGTTGAAGAGTCGTCTTGAAGACGCAAAACTTCTGGCTGCTCGACTTCAAGCACAACTCGACGAGATCAAAGCTAACGTCCACAAAGTTGGTTTCGAGTTTGACTTCAAAGGCATGCGTGCATTCTCCATTGAGCGTAACACCAATAATGATATTCCATGTACTGTCATCGGATATCTTCAGGATGAGACTGAAGCCAATACTGACGCCAATGGAATGCGCTGTGTAGTTACTAACACCAAGGTGCGTGAGTGGTATCTATATTGCGACGAGGCTAATCACAAACGTCTTGCTGATGAATTTAGAAAGGCAATCTTAAAATGATTCGTGGTATTTTATTCTTTCTAGCTTTTTGGGCAGTTCTGCACATAGGTGTTGAGTTGTTTTGGAAGCTAAAGGTTAAAGAGAAAGTTGCTTTAGCCAAAACTTTGGGTTATTCGCTTTCCATGGCAGCAGTTGCTCTGTGGTTTGTTGTTGGTATTGTTTATATTTTTTAAGGAATCGAAATGAAATCGTTTATGAAAATTGGTTTGATCGTTGGTCTGTTGGCTCTTGCTACTGGCTGCACTCGGATCGAGACAGGTGAAGTTGGTCTACGTGTTGGCTTCGACAAGCAGGTGAAGAATGAGGAATTGCTTCCAGGTTCTTTCAACCAAACCTTTGTTGGTGATGTGTTGACATTCCCAGTCAAAGAAGTTGCAGTGAAGGTTGACGACCTGAACCCACAGGCTGCTGATAACTCCACCATGAAAGACTTTGACTTGACTGTTATCTACAACATCAATCCAAGTCAGATCGCTGAGATCTACAACACAAAGAACAAGTCGTTCCATGCTGTTCATAATGGCGACACCTACCTGATGTACAACTACATCTTCAACGCAACTCGTAACGCTGTTTACAAAGCTGCTCGAAAGCATGAAGCATTGAACATGGGTGATAACCGAACACTTATGGAAAATGAAATCCGTGAGACTGTGACTGGTACATTGGCTTCTGAAAATCTTGGTGGTGTGATTAACATTACTCAGGTTCTGATTCGTAACGTGATCCCAGCTGACACTGTTGTTGAATCAGCAAACGCTTTGGTTCGTGCTAAGAATGAAACCAAGCAGAAAGAAGCTGAAGTTCGTACTGCTAAGTTGGAAGCTGAACGTATCCAAGCCCTTGCTCAAAACACTGGCGCTATCCAGTATATGGATGCTCAGACTCGTATGATGAATGCTGAAGCAAATAAGATCCAAGCCCAAGCTATCGCCCAGTTCAAAGGTGGTACTCTGGTGTTGGGTGGTCAGTCTCCAGTGTTGAACGTAGGTAAGTAATATGGAAGACATCCTAGCAATCGTTTTCGTTCTCGTTGCTGTTGCTCTGGTTGTCTTGTCTGTTCGTTGGTTTCAACGAAAGACAACCGAGAGAAAAGAGCGAGAGTATCGTGAGATGCAAGAACAAATCGAGGCGACTCGCAAGTGGCGTGAAACACAACGAGAAAAGTCTCTAAAGCATGCTGTTAGTAATACACCGAAAGCAGTTGAGAAGCCCCTGTACCAAGAAAGTCCAAGCGACTTGGCTTATATGCGAGAGCATAACCTGATCACTGCCAAGCAACATCGTGATGCTCTTGCTGCACAATCTAAACCTTCTTATGCCCCATCCGCTACTCAATCTGTGAATCAATACCAAGATAACTTTATGAGCGACGTTGCCATGGGTATGGTGATTAACTCTCTGATGAGCAGTACTCATAACTCACAGTCTGGTACTGTCACTGAGGATCGTAATACTGGACGTGTTGATGTTCAAGTGAAAGAAAGTTCTTGGGGATTCGACGACAGCGATAGTCGCAAGTCTGTATCTTCAAGTATGGATACCTCTAGTTCTTGGAGTTCAAGCGACTCGTCTAGTTCTAGTTCTTCCGACTCTGGACCAAGTTCAGATTGGTAATATATGAGAAACCCACTAAGGAATGCTATGCACAGCGTAAAAATGGATCGCAAGGAATTGCTGAAGATCGTTAAAGAAAACAAAGAGAAGCACATCGCTGACTATCTCGAGGCAGTTGAAGGTTACAAAATTGCTGTTATTAAGACAGCAGCTTCTAATCTAAAGATGGCGAAGACTGCAGACTTGACTAAGTTCAAGTTCCAACATATCCCATCTGCACCACAAAGCTACGAAGACAACTACACACGAGCCATTCGTATGCTTGAGTTGTCTGTTGATGGAATCATTGAAGTCGAAGAACACATCTTCAATCAGTTGGTTCTTGACGAGTGGGGTTGGAAGCAGCAGTTCGTTGCACAATCTGCACTTTACAAATCTGCTTAATTATTTGACATACCCCTGTTTTAGGGGTATACTTGTTATACATATTGTTATGTACTTTGATAGGAGAAACCTTAAATGAAACTGAGTAAAGAAACCCTTGGACTGTTGAAAAACTATTCGTCCATTAACAGCCACCTGTTATTCAAAGAGGGGAATAAACTCTCTACAATTTCTGCACAGAAGAACGTCATGGCATCTGCCACCGTTGCAGAACACTTTGATAAAGACTTCGCCATCTACGACCTAGTAGAGTTCCTCGGCGCATTGTCTTTGTTTGAAGATCCAGACTTGACCTTTAGCGACAAGTATGTTACCATTAAAGATGGTAAGAACAGCATCAAGTACTACGCTGCAGATGCTTCCAACATTACTGCTCCACCAGCAAAACAAATCGTTCTTCCTTCTGAAGACGTAACCTTCCACCTGAGCGCAGCAACCTTCCAGTTGATTCAGCGTACAGCTTCTGTTCTACATTCGTCAGACGTTTCCATCGTTGGTGATGGTAGCTCCATGAAGATTGTCGTTGGTGACAAGAAGAATGCAGCATCTAACTGCTACGAATCTGTAGTTGGTGAAACTGACAAGACTTTCAAAGTCAACTTGAAAGTAGAAAACCTGAAGATGGTTTCTGGCGACTACGAAGTTGCTGTATCTTCAAAGAAAATCTCTCGCTTCAAAGCGACTGGTAATGGTGACTTGACCTATTACATCGCAGTGGAAGCAGATACATCTTTCGAATAATCTTTACCCCTCTATATTATGTCACACTTGAGAGAAGAAAACATTTCAAGGGTGTGGAGAGAAGTCCCCAAAGACTCTTTCACTCGCACCCTGTCAGGTGAAAATACTAGGATGATTAGCTGGTGTAAGTCCTGCAAAGAACATAAGCCACTAACATCCTTCTATTTGAAGATTAAGAAAGAACGACGTCACGCAAATGACGTTCGTCCAAATTGTATCCCTTGCCACGATGAGCAAGTTGATAAAGCCAGAATCGCAAGGATGATGGCAGCAAAATCTAAACTAGATAAAATTTTTATTAATGAAGAAAGTGAAAACTATGGACCATTATTTGTGGGTGGAGAAGTATCGTCCCCAAACGATTGATGAATGTGTATTACCAGAGGCAATGAAGAAGACCTTCAAGGACTTTATTGCAAGTGGTGAACTTCCAACATTCCTGTTTACTGGTACAGCTGGTGTAGGTAAGACCACTGTTGCCAAAGCGCTGTGCCACGAAGTTGGTGCAGAATATATTATGGTCAACGGTTCAGACGAAGGTCGTTCGATTGATGTTCTGCGAACTACAATCAAATCCTTTGCGTCCACTATCTCTTTGACTGATGCAAAGAAGGTTGTTATCATTGACGAAGCTGACTATATGAACGCTGACTCTGTGCAACCTGCTTTACGTTCGTTCATTGAAGAGTTTAGTAACAACTGTCGTTTCATCTTCACATGTAACTTCAAGCATCGTATCATTGAACCACTCCACAGTCGTTGTGCTGTTGTGGACTTCAAGATTGACAATGCAGACAAACCAAAGATTGCAGCAACCTTCTTCAAGCGCATCAGTGAGATCCTGAAGGCTGAAGGTGTCGAGTTCGACCAGAAGGTTGTGGCTGAGTTGGTCACCAAACACTTCCCTGACTATCGCCGTATCTTAAACGAACTGCAACGCTATGCCGTTTCAGGTAAGATCGACACTGGCATTCTTGTAAACCTTAGCGATGAAACCTTCCGTGAGTTGGTTGCACATCTTAAGGCTAGAAACTACCAAGACGTTCGTAAGTGGGTTAGTAAGAATGCGGACATGGGCACTACTCACATCTTCCGTGAGTTGTACGACAAAGCCAACGAAGTTATGGAGCCAAGCACCATTCCACAGATGGTCGTCACTCTTGCCGACTATCAATATAAGGCAGCGTTCGTAGCTGACCAAGAACTAAACATCATGGCTGCTCTTACGGAGATCATGGTTCAGTGTAAATTCAAGTGAGGACGATATGGAATTATCTGATTTTGTTTTTCTAATCCTTGTTTTTATCGCTGGGTTTGCTGGTGGTTGGATCCAACGTGAACGTATAGCCATGAGTCGTGTTGAGACTTTGTTGAGTCAGTTCGAGGGCGACATTCCACATGGCGAAGAAGTTCCCGATGAGAGAGATGATTTTGTGCGTATCGTTATTGAGAAGCACGGAGAAGTCTTGTATCTCTATACAGAGGACAACGAGTTCGTGGGTCAAGGTAGCACCATGGCTGAAATCAAAGAAGTTCTAAGTCGTAAACTTAACGGTGCACGACTAGCCGTAAACGAAGAAGGTGCCAAGCATCTGGAAGCCTTGCTATGACACCGTTCGACTTTATTAATGCAATCAACCAATCAAAGGAGAATCTATTCAAGAGTGATCCTCTAGCCAATAAAGACTACAATGCCTTTATTGTGAACAGAGGTCTTTCATACTTTATGGATACAGTGATGTATGCCAACGAGATGAATCGTCTTCACCAAGCGCCAAAAGAATGGCAATTTCAGTTTCTACTAAATAGTGTTAGTCAGAAAAAGCGTTGGTCCAAGTGGAACAAAAAAGAAGCAGAAGACAAACAGCTTGCTCTGGTTAAGGAATACTTCGGTTATTCCAACGAAAAGGCGAAAGTTGCTATGTCTATTCTTAGCGATGAACAACTGAAACAACTAGAAGAAAAACTATATAAAGGTGGAAGAAGATGACTGTTGAAATGATTTACTACGATTGGACCCCAGAGTCCATGTTGGAGGTATCCCTACCAGAGCCAGATAACTTTCTGAAGGTAAGAGAAACACTAACACGTATTGGTATCGCATCCCGCAAGGATAAGAAGCTATACCAATCATGCCACATCCTACATAAACAGGGACGATACTTTATCGTTCACTTTAAAGAACTGTTTGCGTTGGACGGTAAAGAATCTAACATTACGGCGAACGATGTAGAACGTCGTAACACTATTGCTGGACTCTTGCAAGATTGGGGATTATTAAAGATCCTTCACTCTGAACAAGCTGACCAAAAGGCATCCTTGTCTCAAATTAAAGTTGTGTCTCATAAAGAGAAGAACGAATGGGAGTTGGTGCCTAAATATAATATTGGTAAGAAGAAATGATTGATCTAAACCCAATCGCTATTTAAGTCCCCTACCTTGGGAACGTTGTCGCTACGGCAAAAGGCGTCCGAGCAATTGCACTGCCATTCGTAATTGGCGCTGGATAAAGTAACCAGCATTAACGATACGCCTTCGGGGTATCAACTTTAATTACTCGCTTAATAGGAGAAATAAAATGACTAAGTTCATTCCAGATGCAATGCTGCACCCACAGTTCAAAGACTTCGACAAATTCTTTGTCGGGTTTGACGAACAATTCAATCGCATGGCTAAGTTCCATGACGACTTCGCAAAAAACATTCCCAACTATCCACCATACAACATCAAGAAGACTGACGAGAATAAGTACGTCATCGAGATGGCTGTAGCTGGCTTCGCCAAGCATCAAATTGAGATTGAGTTCGAACAAGACAAACTCATTGTCAAGGGTAATGCATCCGAAGACAAGGAAGCAAAGGAATGGTTGTATCAAGGTATTGCTGCTCGCAACTTCACCCGCACCTTCGCATTGAACGACCAAGTCGAAATCAATGGCGCTGAGTTGATCAACGGTATGTTGAAGATTGCACTTGAGCGCATTATCCCAGAAACCAAGAAGACAAAGAAAATTGATATTACTGAGAATGGTTCTACGACTTCTAAAAAGCAAATGCTAACAGAGGATCAGTATGACGAACTTCTTAACAAACATTAAGATTTTTCTTTCCTCGTTTAAACAATATAAACAGGGGAAAGTAAAATGACTCAGTGGATACCAATGACTGACGATGATATGGATTGGGTAAACGGCAAGAAGCCAGAACCTACTCCGACAAAGTCAAAATAAAAACAGGGGGAAGCAATTCCCCCTTCATCATCTACTAAATAGAATGATGAAAGCAAATATCTTCAAACGTATGGTTACCTTCCAGTTAGTCCGCAGAGGAAACTGGTTGTTGAAGATATCTGTCCTAAACGATAAGAATGTGATGGTAGTTGCTAAGCACTATTTTAATTCTGACGTCGTTATCCGCTACTTCGGAAACTTCGAGGTGGCATCCAATTGGGTTGAGTGGCTTATTGAACAGGAGAATATATGAGCACAGTAAGAACATTTAGATTGATCAACGGTGATGTATTGATTGCTGAAACCGATGATGCAATTGCAGAAGACGCTACGTCTATCTACGTAACAAATCCAGCTATCATC